ATAATAACAAAGCAACAAAGACTTAACTATGCAAGAACACTTTGGAATATAAAGAAAGGAAGAAAGCAATGAAATATGAATATCAAGATAATAGAATATGTATGTTTTATGTAGCTGATAGGTTATCAGACATACTAGAGTTAAAAGATGGAAAAAAAGCTCATAAAGAATTATCAATTTTTTATGAAGAAATGATTTATAATTTAGGTGTTAATTCTTTACATAATCATAATTTAGATTAGTTGAAGGAGGATAGGGGGTTGTAGAAAGAAAGGTGTAAGAATTAACCCCCATATCCTGAATACCTAGATATTGTATGTTAACTTATTTAACATACTTCATCTTGAGTTTTTTTGCAATGTTAATTTCATATCTATTATCCTTTTCAACTTCAGCCCAATACTCACCCACTATCTTATCTATAACTTTTTCAGGTGTATTCTTGTTTTTAAGAAAGCTAATAAGGTCTATCAGGGGGGGGTTTTTAGCCTGATTATTTCTATTTCGTTCTATAGCTCTTTGATAGTTGAAATTAGAAGACTTTCTAATTTTACTTAATTCATACTGTATAGTTTTTATTGGTACATATTTAGTCATATTACTAACTAGTTATATATTTATATTATATCTTTATTAAGGTACATTTATTACACCACCGATTTGCATTCATTACACCACCGACAGACCCCTTGTTAATAAGATGTTAACTATTTATAACCTTTATCCCCTTCTTATTCACAAAGTTATCCCTCAACTTTTGGTTGTATCTATTCTTCTGTTTCTGTGCCATAACCTTACGCAATCTTAGGTTGTCTTGCAATATAGATTGAAAATTAGTATCGCCTCTAAAATGATATTTGTTACTTTTATTCTGGCCTCTATTAACCCATGTAATATAGCCAAATAATTGTAGTCTGTCCAAAGCTCTAAGAACTGTCCTATTGTCCTTTATTTTAAGTTTTCGTTTTAGATAGGCATAGGAAGGTGTACAGCCTTTAGGTGCGTTCTCAAGCCTTCTCAGAAGCATATAGAGGCATTTCTCAGTAGATGTTAGCACCTCATTATCCAATAATGAATGCTCTACTTTTAAGAATGGTTCTAAACTAGGTTTCATTTATAAATTCTGTAATAGGTTTAAGACTTTCAATAGGTACAGACCAAACATGAGGCCTATCTTGATTGAAGTCTGTCCACTTGCCATATTTCCGACAATCTTTTGCCAGTATGTAGCCATAGAAATAAAAGGTTGGGCAATCATCACCAACATAGAAGTAATAATCTTCAGGTTTATGTCCTTGCCTGATAATAAGTGATTTATTGGGTTTTGAATATAACTGTGATCTGACTTGTACTGGTTTATTATCTATGATTAAATCCTTACCATAAAAATTGTTAACTGAATGTGTGAAATACGATTTCATTTTTTTGGCCAAAGCCATTTCGCAAAGCGTACCTGATACACTCTTTCCCCACTTTTGATAGCGGTCAAACTTAGCACCATGACCCCATTGAATATTTTGTCTTAAACTTTCCACTTCCCTGACAATCCCAGTTGAAGCACCTGATAATATTTCTTCCCAATTTAAATCCACCTTTTGCACAGTCATTTATATTAGATATATTATTTGAAAAATAAATCAAATAAAACTATTGACTTAATTGTAAATAATTTGTAAATACTTTAATCAGATGGAAGAAAGATTTACAGATTTAGCTTGGACTACAGGTGATTTTAATAAAGCAACAACCTCACCTAGTCAAACAGCACTATCTAATTGGATGTGGTATAACAAATATCAACTATTCCCATACTTAAAATTTAAACAAGAAAAACCATCTATCAGTTTTAAAGCTGGTACATTTGTCCATGATTGGTTTCAAAATATATTAATAGGTCAGGCAAAGATTGATGATGTGGAACTTGCTTTTAAAACTCACATAGAACAGTTTGAGTTTGAGGAGAAGCATAAGATGAAAGCACAATTTATTTTAAAAAAAATTAAAGGTTATGTTGAAAGACACTTAGAAGCTATCAATGAAGTGTCCGATAATTTTTCAGGATGGTCTTCAGAAAAACCTTTCTCTGATTGGTATGATAATAAATACATGGGTCAAACATTAAATCTTGCCAATGAAGGTTACATTGATTGTGTTAATGATAATGAAAAAAAGATAACTGAACATAAAAATAGGTTTGGTAGTGTAAGTTTAAAGCCACTAAAAAAACCTAAGAAAGATGATAAGCCTAATGAAAATAGAATTGGGGATTGGGTGTATTCTAAATCTCAAGCAATAAAATATCCTCAATTTACTCATTGTATTCAAACAGCAATCTATTCAAAACATTTTGATTATAAATATAAACCTTATTTAATTTATGTAGGTGATAGCGATTATACTATCTTTACCCCTGATAATTGTTGGGAACTTACCCCTAAAGGTCTTCAATATTTCTTTAAAAAATTTATACAAATTAATATTCAAAGACAGGAAATGTTGAGGATGGCAAATGGAGATATGAGAAAACTTGCTATGATTATTGGTGTGGATTGGTCAGAAATTAGAAACTACAAATCTAATTTTTTATTAGAGAACTACCATGAAGAAGATATGCAAAGGCTAGAAGACTTTTATGAAAAACTATAAGGAGGAAAATGTCAGATAAAATAATGATGGAACTTGCTAAGATGCAAACAAACATAAGAAATCTTGAAAGAGATAATAAATCATACTCAAAAAAATTATTAGAAAGAGATGAAATAATTAAAGGTATTGATGAAAAATATAAAGATAAGATACAAAAATTAAAAGATGAAATAGCATTTAAAGATAGGATGCTTGAAACATTAAGGCCAACACCAAAAATAAAGAAAGGAAAGAATGTCAAATAATATATATAAAAAACTAAAGTTAGCTTCCGCTGAAGCTAGGATGGTTAAAAAAACTGAGAAGAAAGGAGGCATGAATTTTAACCCATTAGAACATGATGCGGTTCAAGCTGTTGCTATGGAGGCATTAATTAAAAATGATTTATATCCATACTGCACATACAAAGATTTTAATATGGAAGATGATTTTGTCAGAACTACTTGTAAGATGACTATTGTAGATTTGGATGACCCTTCTTCTTTTATTGAAATTGAAACTCATGCTCTTGCTAAAAAAGATAAATATGGATCAGGTAACTGTATGTCTTATGCAAGAAAGTATGCTTTTTTAAATGCTTTAAATTTAAGAACTGGAATGAAAGATGATGAGGAAGAAGTAAAAGATATGGAAGATGGATATAATGCTAAACCATTTACCACTCAATTATCTAAGACAGTTACTAAAGAAACAAACAAAGAAGTTAAGATAGATGATATTTATATTGCAACTCAATTAGATGTTATCCAACAAAACAAAGATAATAAAAATTCTACAGTCTTGAAAAGTGAATTAGAAAATCTCAAGACTAGAATAAGTAAGGCTGGAATTTGGGATGCGTTTTTCAAGTCTGATAATTTTAAAACATTTAACGCATTAAGAATCAAACATAACAATAAAAGGAGTTAATTATGGCGTTTGAATTAAAAGAAGGTGAAGGATTTTTAAATAGAGATAATGAAAATCCTGAAAAATATTGGGGATCATTTAAGGTCAGCCAAGATTTAAAACAAGGAGATACAATCAATCTTACTGAATGGATTAATACCAAACCAGATGGAAAGATTGTTCACAAATTACAAGAAAGAAAACCTAAACAAGGATAACTTGTAATGGATGGGGTGGTAGATATTTTAGTTCCCTGCTATGTTGGTTAACTGCCACCCCTTTTAATTATGGATTTAATTGTTTTAAATGATGGTCTTTATAGTTTGTACCCAGTAACAAAACAGATGTTAGAAAATATAAAATTAGTTGGTTCTATAGATTGCTTTGATCTTTGTGAGATACTTAGATTAAAATTAACAACTTATATTGATACACCATTTAACCAACATATTATGAATGATGGTAGCGGAAATTTTTATGGATGTATTTGTAAATAAAATTAAAAAAAAGGAGATTAAATGTCAGACGATAATGTTAAATGGATAGATATAGGTGAGAAGATGGTCAAGCAAATGCTTGAAAAGAAACAAATTGAATATGGTGATTTTGATAAGAACGCATACATTATTGCAAATTTTATTCAATCAACATTGGAAGTAATCAATGGACACAAAATTAAAGTACCTATTACCCTTGTTCCACAGCTTATGATTATATTAAAACTAACTAGAACTATTGATGATGGAACTAAGAAAGATGTTTATAAAGAAGATACTCATAAAGATATTGCAGGATATAATGATCTATTAAAGACTATGCTTCAGAACATAAAAGAGAAGGATGAATAATGGCTAAGATATTTTACAGTCCAAGAATAAAAGAAATAATAGATTTTATGTCCTCTTATCATGCTGAACATGACTGTTTTCCTAAGTTAGATGAGATAGGTAAAGCATTAAGTATTACCAAACAAAGAGTAGGTATTTTATTAAAGAACGCTGAGAAGTTAAAATTAATAAAATCTGATGATGTTTTTATGAGAAAGTATATGTTGACGAAACATATAAAAAACAGTAAATTAAAAGTCAATAATTACTATGAGTTGTAAAAAAATATATTACTACGAATTTGCTGCAACTTTAGAAGAAGAATTTGACTCTGTTGAGAAGGCGGCAGGTCAGATGAATGCAACAGAGAATGCGATTGTAAAAGAAATATCGCATAAAAATTTGGTGCATTCAATTATAAAGAAAAAGGAGAATGGGAATGAACCTAAGTAATGAACTTCCTAGATTGTATGGAAAGCTACAAAAGTGCCATAACAATATAATGGCTACGATTGATGGCAGACTATGTACCAAAACAATCAAGGATTATGTTGAGTATAAACAGTTAGTAAGAAGAATTGTTAATGCTCAAAACAAAGAAGCAAAAACTATCTACGAACAGTAAATAGTTTTATAATTGAAAAAGTAACAAGAAAGGAAGGCTATTCATGTCTGCAAAACCAAAAGACCCCAACAGTATTAGATTTAATTCTCATGTTGGAACTAAGTTAAGAAACATAAGATTACTACATAAGATGAGTCAATCAGATGTTGCGAAGGAAATAAATGTTACCTTTCAACAGATTCAAAAATATGAGAAAGGTTACAATGGATTGAGTGCATTTTTAATGGGTTGGTTAGCTCATTTTTTTAATGTGCCAGTAAGTTATTTCTCAGATGGATTCAACTTTGAAAACTTTACCAGTCATTTAAAATATGAGGATAAGTTTCCTGAGATTAATAGATGTAATCAAGTAAGAAATGAAAAGTTATATCCTAATCCAAATTCATATAACGATATATCTGACTCATATATTGAGGAAGAAATTAAAACAATAGAACAATAAATGAAATCGTTAAGTCAGTCAG